AGATTTTAAACATTTTAAAAAGGGTGATATATTGAAAGCCGCTGGTTTTAATGCACCTGCTTTAAACTCTGCAAGAGGTAATGTTCTTGCTGGTAATTATCCAATCAGATGGACTGGTCCATTATACTTAAAATAATAACTTGAAGGAGAACTATACTATGATGATAGAAACACTAAACAAAATGAGTATCACACAATTAAATGATACTAAGGCTATGATTGATGTCTTAATCAAGTCTAAAGTTAAGAATGAAATGAAAGTTGGTACGAAAGTTAATATTGTACAAAAAACTAAAAAAACACCAGGTGTAATTAAAAAAATTATGCAATCAAAGTGTCTAGTAGAATGTAATATTACAACTTACAGAGTACCTATGACTATGTTGGAGGTTGCTTAATGAATAGACGAAGAAAAGTTTTTGAGAGGGTTGTTAACCCTCTCATAGCAAAACATATGATTGACCCTTGGACTTATAAAGGTCCTTGTATTGCTTCTGGAATACCAATTAAGTATTTAAAATATTTTAAAGAAGTATCTGCTCATAAAAATGCAATGAATGTAAGATACAGATATAGAGGCAAATCAAAACCTGGTTATGCAAGACCTCAATCTTTTTGTCACATGAATTTTGCTGACACATTTGCCGTTTACACAAGATAAAATTACCGGAGTGTAGCGCAGCCTGGTAGCGCATATGGTTTGGGACCATAGGGTCGTAGGTTCAAATCCTACCACTCCGACCAATTAAATATTTTTCACAATTTGCCAAAAGAGGCTTGACAATCAATTAATACACCTGCATAATACAATCATCTGCCGTTAGCTCAGCTGGATTAGAGCAACAGCCTTCTAAGCTGTGGGTCGGGGGTTCGAGTCCCTCACGGCAGGCCAATTTAAGGAGTTGTCATGGAACAACCATATCTAAATCAGTTTATCACCGAATTTTATGCTCGTATTGAATATGAGCGTGGCAATATAGACTATGCGACCATGGTGAAATTGGTAAACACAACAGACTTAAAATCTGTCGGCAACTGCCTTCCCGGTTCAAGTCCGGGTGGTCGCACCAATCTATGGGATTGTTTTGACGAAAAGATGTAAGGGGGCAAATGCCCCCTTTTTTATTTCTACCAATTATTTGTGGATTTGGCCGGTCTATGAGATAACACTTTACCTTTGTTTGTACCGTGTTTCACAATGTAACCAGATGTGCCATTTCCATTTATATCAACTTCTTTTCTAGCACCAAATAACACTTTTGTTTTTTCTAACAAAGTTTGTGCTTTGTGTCTAGCTTTGAATAAATGGGCGAATCTATCTATCATTACACCCTCCTTTAGTTAAAGTTAGGTGCGTTCCTTCGGCATATGCCTACTTCCGTCCGTTTCAGGATGAACGATATTTACTATTTATGTAACCAAGGGTGCCAAAAAGCGGTGACTAGATGAAGTGTTTTATGAACTGCCTTCCAATCACATTCTAACCATTCAGTTTCATAATCATATTCTTGGAAGTTACCAGCGTTGTATTCTAATTCTTGCATTGCAATATTTATCTAACACATTTTACAACAATCATCACCACATTGATGTTCTAATACTGTGGCAACTAAGTGTACTCTATCGAATTCTGAACCGTTAAAGAAGTTATGATATTTGGTATTGTCTGTAATGTAACCATCACCATTGGCCGGCATATGAAAAGATGTATCTTCTATGACCATTCGACAACCAACATTTGTGATTATAGGAATATGTAATCTCATCTCCGGGTCACGGTGCCATGATAAACAAGACCTTGGTGGTTTCATTAAGAACCTAACTCTGCCAACTTTGAATTTTGATTTTATAAGTTTATAAACTTCTTCAACATATGTGCCTTCAAACTCAGGACATAATTCAGTATAAAGATGTTCTTGTACTGGTTCTAATCGTTGTTCTTCTACATTCGTGGTGTCAGGATATGTCCAATATAGTCCACGAACATTACCGCCTGTAATTGAGTTTTCGTCTCCAGGAATTCGGTTTATGCATATTGCGTTAAAGTCTCGTAGCGTTTTATCGTCTGTACGAAACCCTAACTTGCTCCTAAAGTCAAAGTAGGTTTTACCTAGTTTGTCAATATCTATGCCGAGCTTGTATGTTGAATAATGTTGCATACACTTATTTATGTACAAAACTTTAACATTGCCAAAACATGATAAATAGTGTAAAGTGGAGATATTATGAAAAAGTATATACAAGTATATGATGATGTATTACCTGAATATCAATGTAATGCACTAATAGAAAAATTTGAAATCAATAAAGACCAACAAGTGTCAACTGATTTAGAAAACCACCGTCACTTTACCGAAATCAACATTAATCAACACCAAGATTGGCAAACTTTTGTACAAGGCTTGTATGGTAATTTAAGACCTTATGTTGACAGATATAAAAAAGATTGTGATATAAAAGATAAACAATGGCCTGACCAATTTGGTTTTGAACAGATACGATTTAAACGATATTTACCCAATGATAAAGATGAATTTAAAGAACATGTTGATGTAGGCGATTATAATAGTGCTCGAAGATTTTTAGTATTCTTTTTATACTTAAAAGATAATGAGGGTGGTGAAACTTCTTTTAGTGAGTATGATATAAAAGTACAACCAAAGGCAGGTCGTTTATTAATGTTTCCACCTACATGGACATATCTACATACAGGTCACAAGCCAATAAAAACGCCGAAGTATATCATTGGTTCTTATTTGCATTACATTTAAAACATATTAGCCTTCTCAAAGTAACAAAGAGAATCCGAGAGTCCGACGCTTAAATAGTATCGTGACTTTAATAAGGAGAATAAGATGTTTAACCTCACAGAAAAATCAAAAGACTTTTTACTTAATATTGGTAACCTGTTTACTAATGACGATAATACTACAGACGCTGGCCTTAAAAGCTTCTGCAAGGCAGAGTATGGTAAAGAATGGTACTTTGCGTATACCACTTATAAAACAGATGGTCGTTTTCCCCACTATTTCGTTAAGAAGTAATTTTAATTACAGTACAATAAGTAATAAAGTAAAATACAAAGAACATAATAACAACGGTCTTTATTTGCCGTTTAGTTTGTAAGTCCATTAATATATTTAGAAACATGCCTTCCTAGGTACTTGGAGGTTCCTCTGGAGGACGCACACCGTTATATATAAGAGTTTGAAGCTTGACATCATGCGACAAATAGTATATACTACTCATATGAATGATATAATAGAAAGTGTAATAGATGTAGGTAGTGGTTTTATACTGGCCGTTTTAATACAACTCCTAATATTTCCTTTATTTGATTTGCACCCTAGTATCTTTGATAGTATGGGTATTGCATTAATCTTTACGGTAGTGTCAATGACCAGGTCTGCACTATGGCGTAGATACTTTAGAAAGAGAAGAACATGATTAAAGGTTGTATAGGGTTTAGTTATATAAAAGGCAACCTCTTTGGTACTATGATATTAGTAAGAGGTAAAAGAACACTTAATATACCTTTGCCTATTGGAATATACTCTGTAATGGCGCAACTTTGGAAGAGAAAAAATATCCTCGGAAAAATTTTATTTAAAGAAAGTATTAAAGACTTCCAGTCCATAGTAGGCAAAAACTAGCCATACTATTCCCTTAATAAGAAAGAACCAGAAAGAGAGTTTGAGAATGCTTTTTATCTTGGACATATGTTTAATGGATGTTATTGCATTTATAGTTTAGCGAATCAGCCTACTTTTATAAAGCGCTTTTTTCTGGTGGTTTTATGGATTTAAGTCTATTCGACTACCTCTATGAATAACTGTGCCTGTTGTATTACTCTGTTTATTACCACTTACTGTCTCTGTCTTATTGCCTCGCACATCTAAATTCATATTACCACCAATCTTCATATTGTAATCGCCAGACACATTTGTATTCAGCTTGCCATCTTTAAGTACCACATTCATATCGCCTTTGTCTATTTGTATATTAATATTGGCGTTTGGACCTACTTGTATATCGTAATGATTATCTGTCGCACCATCTTTGTTAATGTATAACTTGTGCCTGCCACCTATAGTAATATCTGTATTGCCTTCAATTACCACTTGCCTTTTGCCTGATACTATGTTATAATGGTCGCCTTTTATTATATCAACCTGGTTACCATCTTTGTCGATTTCAAATGAGGTGCCTGTTCTATGCGCCTGGTATATTCTTTCATTGTCAAGTGTGTCGTCTATTTCAAAGACATGACCTGATTCGCTTTCAAATACATGATTATATGGATAAACGGCCGCATAGGGTATAGTAGGCTGCGACCAGGTGTCACTATCTGACGCCTCTATGTCCGTTGATATATGTTCTTGTACTGGTACTGCGTCAAAGTCGGCTGTTGGGACGCCAGTCTTCCTTGTTAATTTTCGTAATTCTAAACCTAAATGAGGGTTTGCCGTATCATTGGTTGCCAGTCTATTTGTATCCACCTCATCCTTATACTTAGG